TTCTAACTCATCAATCTTTTTAGTAACATATGGATACTTCTTTCTCCATGCGTTGTCTGGTTGTTGTAACCAAGTTAATCCCCAACGGTCAACTAGATAGTCTGTAAACATATCAAACTTACCATACATCCAAAGACCCATTCTTGTACTTTTAAAGTACGTTGAAAACGCAAGCCCAAATAATGACCCAACTAATGCTGTGTAAATCCACAGTCTTTCAGTAGCCATTCTTTCAATCATTTCCCACATTATTTTTTAATTTCCTTTTTGCATAATTCATAGTAAGTACCCATAGAGTGGTCAGAAAAACCATCAATTTTAAGTTTTAGTAAACCTCTCCATGTGCCTTTTATCCATTGTGTAAACATATACCATCTACTGAAACCTTCTTTTAAATTGCCATTACAGTCAAAATATTTTAACTCTGTGCTTTTGTGAGAAAATCCCACAAGTTCAGGTGGTACTTTAGTTACGATATCGTTATTATTTCTAATACGATAACAATTGAAATTCATATTATTAATTAATTCTTTATTACCAACTCGTGGTGAACCATAAGTGTAACATACAGATTTAGGGTCATCTATTCTATCAGTATAAAGAGTTGCAAGTGCAGCCCCTAAACTATGACCTGTTACTACTAACTGTTTTTTTAGACCATGTTGTTTGTAATGTGTCCATAGTGTTATCCAGATATCATTTAGAGCGTGTCTAAATCCAGAGTGTATTTTACCCTTAGACCCTATACCCCTTGGAGATGGCATCCATTCTCTTTTCGATTTAAGAAAAGAAATATCTGCCTTAACATCTTCCCAAGATGTAGGTTCAGTACCTCTAAAAACAACTACATAGTTTTCTTTATCAGTTAGTACATAACATTCAGTACCACCTTGAGAAAACATATTAACACTATCCCAATCTTTTTTATAGATTTTTGAAAAGTCTTTTTTAGCCTCATATGCGTTCATACTTAGTTGAGCACACATTGTAGCAGTTTCCCATGAAAACTTATTGTTCAACACACGAGTCATAATTGATTAACCTTGTTTTTTAACTATTGAGACAATTCCCCATATGATAGCTGCATATGCTGCTAACTTTACGAAAGGACCGCCTAGTACTACTAGTAGACCAAGTGCAACTAATGAAGCGCCTGACCATGTTGATATCTCTTTAATTCTTGCTTTAATAAAATCCATTTGATTTTCTCCTTGTTTAACTTATTTCCTCTTTTTAAGTTCCTTGATCCATTTTTCTCTCATCTTACTTACATTCTCTTTTCTTCGTAATGGATTAAGTGCTGCTATAGGTTTCATAAAACTAGTCGAGGGAACTTGTAATCCCATAGCATATTCTTTTACGAATTGTTTGTATGATTTTGACATCTATTATTTTGAACCACGAACCTTTTTTGCTAAATCTTTGTCAGCGCCGCCCCATGTTCCAGATGATTTAGTTACAAAACTATTTACTCTTGCAAACGCCCATTGTTGTTGTGATGCCCCAGGTCTATGTCCGCCTTTCCATGCAGCCATACCTCTGTTGTAAACTTGTTTTAGTATTGAGTAAGGCATACCTGTTTTCTTTGCCTTATTTTGTAGACCTTTGATTGCTTCATCTAAATCTGCTTCTTTCATTGCCATTGCTTTTAAATGTTTTACTTTTTCTTTGATTTCATCTTTAGGATATTCTAAATCAGGAATTGTTCTATCAATAGTTTCTTTAATTTTAAATCTTTTTAATAATCTATCTTTCATAGTTTCCTTATCTTTCTTTTTCTTCATTACCACAGTAGATGAATCATCGCCTGTTCCTACAACGGCCGTGCCTGTTGCGTTTGCAGGTGCATCCTCGCCATACATTTTTTTATACTTTGTTGTAAATGTAGATGGTTTTGTTTTTGCCTTAGCGTCACCAGGTGCTGCTTTATAGTCTTTATTACCATCTGATTTCTTATAACTGCCTCCTTTTTTCTTAAAGAAAGCTGCTCTTTTCTTTTTTGTATCTTTGTCTAATGTTTTATAATACTTTTTAGGTTGAGTACCTTTTACTTTTTTAACATCTTTATCTTGTGGTTGTGCGTCTAAATCTTCGTACTTAGGACTTTCTTTTTAGTGCCATCTGCTCTAGGTATTAAACCTTTTGCTTTTAGATGTGCCTTATCTGTAAAACCAGCTTTACCTGCTTTATGTCTTTTCATAGCGTCTGCTGTATTAGGCGTTGGCATATAAGTCCTCCGTTGTTAAATAAACATTTCTATACTTGAATACATCATAACCCATAATAGTGTCTGTAATGCCTTCAAATATAACTTCTTCGTTATTATTTATGACTATATCACCTTCTAAATCTGTAATATCTCTCTTTACTCTATATGTACCAGGTTCTAAAGGTTCCCCATAGTTTTCATCTACTTGAAATTCAAAACCATTTTCTTTTAAATGTTTGTAAACTGTTTTTTCTACTTCTGGATTGTAATTCATTTCTTCTTTGAAGAATGCCAAAGCTGCAGCTGCAGATGTTCCTAGTGGTCCTCTGACCCCTACTTTACTTAATAATCTTTTTAGATTGAATACGAAGCGAATGAGTAATGTGTATGCTTCTCTTTGTGGTCCTGAATTAGGAAGGTCTTTTGATTTGATTAATACTTTACCTTTATCATCTATAATACCAAATTTAAATGCTTTGGTTCTATTAAAAGGCGTTACTAAAAGTTTTAGTACTCTGTATGCTATTAAGGCGTCTATTACTCTTCCCATTAAATTGTTCCTAACTCTGCCATTACATTTTGATTTAATCTAATATCGGTCATATCTTCTTCTGGCATATAGTGTAAGAAAACAAGAATAGTTTTAAGTAGAGGCCAATGCTGTCTATCTATCTTAAAAAACAATAGAGTAGTAGCGGCATCTATGCCAAAAACATTTGCCAAAACAATTATATGATTAATAATTAATCTTGACTTTAATTCTTTAGATGTATCATACTTTCTAAATAATCTTTTCAGATATTTAAATCGTTTCATATCATCTAAAAACTCTTGTTCATCCACACATGAAGGATTATCGTAATGTTTGATAGCAAACATATTAATATTCTCAGGTGTGAGATGTTTAAAATCACTCATAATAAAACCAATCTGTACATATCAATATATATGTACTTAATTAAACTAAATTCGCAAATACTTTGTAAGTGTTATTAGGCTGTTTTTCCCAATTAAATTCTAGTTTCAACCCGCCTTCTTTTCTGTGAGATATACCATCACCATCTTCAATATCACCTTCACCAGATGTTGTATTGTCAGATGTTTTACCATATCTTCCGCCAAACTGAGAAACTTCTACTACTGATTTGCCATTGTTACCTTCAACTTTAGGTATAGTGTAACTTAAGCCAATAGTTCCTAGTTTCATCGCTAATTGATGCATAGCAGCGTCTGGTTGTACATATTCTTGTTCAGCAATTGCACCTACGAAAGCATTAACTTTTTGTAATGATTCAGGATTGCAACATCAAATATTGCAGTACTGTCATCTTCTACTGATTGATGAGAAAATCTATCTGTATATGCTTCGTTATGTTGTTTAAAGCTCTTCAT